GATGCTAGCATTGTGAAGTTCTTACCTTCCATATGGTCGTACTCGTGTTGGAACACTCTAGCACTCAATCCACTAAACTGACTTTCTTGGATATTTCCATCAATATCAGTATATGTGTATTTCAATCGACTTGGTCGTGAAAGGTTAAGGAATAGGAATGGGTACGTCAAACAGCCCTCTGTGAATGTCGAGGTTTCTTCTGACTCCCATGTTATTTTTGGATTGAGGAATAAGGTGGCTTTCTTTTCCTCAAAGTTGGTGTACATTACAAATGCACGAATAGGTAAACCACACTGGTTTGAAGAGAGTCCGATACCCCCTGTTGCAGCCATAGTTCCTTTTAGGTTATCAAACAATTCTTGCATTGTCAAGTTATGTTTTTCTTTTATTTCTTCTGCTGTTGTTTCTGGAAGAACCATTCTCAACAGAGGACTTTCTGCTTCTAGTAGTTTATATATCATTCATCATCTCCGTTTTGCTCTTCATAAAGGATTAGTGCGATGAGGGCATAGTTTGCCATATCAATCAATGTGTCTTTAACACTTTCATCCTTTACTTTTAGTTTACCCTTTTTAGCAAATCCCATGATACGACTGAACTTATCACTGATACGAACACAAACACCTTTCCATGCTGGAATACCAGCAATCTCACAGTGTCTAAAGTTTGCAAACACATCTTCTGTACTTGCATAATCGTGTCGTTTTGCATCGTGTGTTGCTTTCATTTCTTCCAACAACTGATAAAATCTTTCGCTTTGTTTCATAATTAATCCTTTGATATTCTACTGAAGTTTTTAACTTTCTCAAACTTAACGACACTTCTGAACTTGTCAAATAGCATGTCTTGTTTATGAGATATGACAAACACATTCTGGTCGTGGAATGTATTCAATATTTTGAGGAAATCATCTGTACCAGTTCCATCCAAAGATGAGTCAAATATCTCATCAAGAATTAATAGATTGGTGTTAGTTGAGTTCTTCATCTTTGCAATTGCTCTCCATGTAAAGAGTAATGCTAAGTCGATACGCATCTTTTCACCTTCAGAAAATGATGCATAAGAAAACTCATCACGAAACCGTGACTTGATTGTTTCGTTGAAGTTTTCGTCAATATTAAAGTTAACAAAGAAATCCATAGAAGATAGATATGTGTTTACCAACTTATTCATAATCGGTAGATACTGTTTAATAATCTTTGTCTTAATACCAGTGTCTTGTAATAGGTTGCGAGCAACATCAATGTAAAACTTATCTTCAGTTAACTTAGACTTTTGTTCTTCAACATGTTCTAGTTTACCTTTCAGTTTTAATAGTTTCTCTTTATCGTCATCCGATACTTGTCCTTTTTCATACGTTTCAATATCTTTTTTTAACTTCTCATTAAAACTTTCCATCTCTTTAATGGATGCACGAATCTTTGCAATCTCTACGTCATGGTGTCGGATTGCTTCTAAGTTTGATATGATAACATCTAGTTTGGACTTTTCGGCATTTTCCAACTCTTCCAACTGTCGGAGTCCTTCTGTGATTTCTCCGACTTTTGTGCCTCTAGATTCAATCTGCGTCTGCTTTGTTGCATCCGTAATTGATTGTTCGCAAGTCGGGCATTCATCGTTGTCCTTGAAAAATTGTATCTGACGGTCATGATTATCTTTCCTATTCTGAAGTGCGGCTTCTGTTTTAGATAGTTTGTTAATCTTCTGTTCTAGTCTTGCTTGTTCTTCTGCATCATATGAAAGTTTATCTTTCTCTTGTTCCAATCCAACTATATCTTCTTTTCTACTATTAATAGTAAAGTTATTGTCGAATACTTTCTGATGGTTTTCAGCAATAATCTCTGACTTGTTATTGACTACTTCCTTGATAAACTTTTCCTGTAAGTTAATCTTTTCTTTAGTCAAGTCATACTCATATTGAACATTACGAGTTTCTTCATTTAGTTCTTTTGTTTTATTCTTTAACAAGAAATTCATAAGAGAGAAAATCTTAATGTCAAGAATATCTTCTACAACCTCACGCCTTGCCTTTGTTGGTAATTGCATAAAGGGAACAAATGTAGAAGAACCTAGAATAACAACCTGTGTAAAGGAACGATAGTTCAATCCCATAATTTGTTGTTCTAGATGTTTCTGATAATCACGAGCATTCGCATCTTGATTAATCATATTACCATTAACATATACTTCAAAAGAATTAGGTTTGATACCACGAACAACCTTTACCTCTTTTGTACCAACACTAAACTCTACTTCAACAACAGAACTACCATTGTTCACAGAGTTTACTAATTGTTTCTTTGCAATGTTACGGAATGGTTTATTAAACAAACCGAAACATAGAGCGTCAAGAATAGTACTTTTACCAGCACCATTCTCTCCAATAATTAATGTGGTTGGACTTCTATCCAACTCTATTTCAGTAAATTGATTTCCTGTTGAAAGAAAGTTCTTCCAACGCACCTTTTTAAATATAATCATTACAGTTCTAAATCACTCGCTTCCAAATATAAAGACTTCATCATATTTGTTAATCTATGTTTATCTAATGTTACATCAAGTTCATCTATGTAACGCTCAAGTAACGTCATTGTATCTTCTGCATTCTCTACAATAGTATCATCAACATTTTCTGCATCTAGTTCACTAAAGTCCTCTACAATCTTTACCTCGTGAGCACCAGATTCACCAAGTACTTTGTCAATAAATCTATCAAAGGCATAGAAGTCTTTTTTGTTAACTACAATAATTTTAACAAACTTATTCTTTAATATACTTACATCAAATTGTGAATAGTCTGTAGTTGTTTCATCATAATATACTTTCTGAAATATAGTATAAGGGTTTACAATACGTTCAAGTTCTCTTGTGGATGTATCAAAAACATGAAATCCTTTTGGACAATTATCATCACTCCATGTCATCTGATAGGTATTACCAAGATAGAATACTTGCCCATCATCAGACTTCTTGTGAAAGTGTCCAGAGAATACTGTATCGAATTTGTTTAGGAATTGTTTGTCATAACCACCTTCTGCATAATGTCCAGCGTGCATTTCAAATCCATTAATCTCTAGGTGTCCCATAGCAACTTGTGCTTTGGTTTCCTTGATATGAGTCATTGTATCTGAATAATTGTCTGGGCAAATCCAAGGAATAAAACAAATAGGAGTACCGTCAAACTCGACAGTAGCCGTTTCTGGATATACAAACATTTTTGGATATCGACCCTCAACAAGTTCTGCAAGAGAGTTAACATCATTTGTGTTCTTGTAGAATGTGTCGTGATTACCCACGAGCATATGTAAGGTAATACCTTCATCTACAAATTTTTGAATAAATCTTTTACGAAAGTCTTGTGCTATCTTGTATGATACAAACTTCCGTCTATCCATAACATCACCCAAATGAATAACAGTATCAATCCCCTTTTCTTTTACATATGGAAAAAATGTCTTTTCCCAAAACTCATAAAAGTATTCGTTGAAAGCTAAGTTGTCATTACGGGCGCCAAAATGGGTATCAGTTATCAGCGCTATTTTCATCTATTATCTCATCACCTTGTTCATCATAAAATTTTTCAAGTCCTTTGGGTTCTTTCTTGGTTTTCTTTTTAGGTTTGTAAACTGCTTCTGGTGGTAAGAAGTTCTTTTGTAGATACTCCACATACACACCCTGTTCACTATCACCATCCATAAGAATGTCAACATTCATGTTTTCAATAATCTTGTGTTTTACATGTTGTTGTTTCTTTTCTTTTTGAATCCTACGAATAAACGCATAATAGATAATTTGCGTAAAATAGGCAAAGGGATTATTTGATTTTTCTGGATTGAAGTTGCTACAATACTGTAGACAGTTCTCAATACCATCAGATATCATTTCATCTCTGTAAGTATAGTTTATAAAATTTGGACGGTAAGATAAGTGATTTGCAATTTTAAGAAAGCATTCTCCAATATAATTAGTCACTGGTGGTTGTGGGTCACCAAGCGCTTCTGCTTCTTTGCATCGCTCTTTCCATTCTTTCATCGCCTCTAGGAACTCTTTGTTATTCACATAATGAGCACCAGATTTCTTTTTAGCCATATTAACTCCACATTGTTGTTGCATGTTTTTATGCAACTATTACTACATTATACAGATTTACACAGATAAGTCAATAGCTTAATTAATTTAAAATAATTTTAAAAAAGTGTTGACTTTTCTCTTGACAACCTGTATCATCAGCTATGTAGGGTTTGAGAATGAATAGGTTTAATGTAAAGTCTTAGTAATAACTTCACCGTACTCTTCATCCCACTCTTCTTCCTCAATTCGACTGAGTTCGTAATCAGTGGGTTCTCTACCCCTTTGCTGTATGTCACCTTCCTTTTCCATCATTGTAATACAATGTTCGTAAAACTTTGACAGGCCTGTTGAAGCTTGTGTGATAACCATCACCTTATTCTTATCAATATTATATGTATTTTCATGGGAGAAGTGTATCCAGCGTTGTAAGCTAATAGATTCTTCTATTCCATATTTTGTAACCTTGGGTAATACGTTTACTCTCAAGGGTTCTTTAATTTCAAAGGTTCTAGGATGTTCCTTAGAAACAACATCACAAATAATTTCCTCACCACTTAGTAGTTTTAGTATTTGATACTCTGTCATTTTATTTTTATCCTATTGATAGTGTAATCGAACTGCTCTTCATTATAGATATTTATTCGTTCCATGAAGTGTCCAAGGGTGAAATTTCGTTTGGACTTGTACGAGAAGTCATCGGCGATGTCGAAAAGTTGAGCGGTATCTTTAGTTTCAGACCTACGCAATCCACGGCCAATCGACTGCAAGGCACGTACTCTGCTTTTACTTGGACTTGCGAACACGATGTTGTGAAGATTACGAATATTGATACCAGTAGAAAAAGTGCCATACGAAGCAACGATGATCGCATTCTTCTCTTTCTCTGTAATTTCCCTAATTTCTTCACGAGTTTGTGTGTCAGTTCCACCGAATACATAAAAAACTTTTCTGTTTTCAGCAGATTTATTAATCATGTCGTAGAGTACACTTCCATGTTTTTCTACGAACTGAAACAATACTAATGTATTGCTAGTTAGATTGAGAGTCAAATCCCTTATGAATTCGTTTCTCTTTTGATGAGTGACAATATGATTCATCTCATCTTGGTAGTTCATACCCTTTACAAGTTTACATTCTTCCTCTGGGTATGTTAACACCAAAGCTTTGATATTGAATGCGGCAAGTGTCTTTTTGTCAATAAGTTCTTTTGTGGATACTACTCTATTTAGTGAACCGAATAGTCCCTCTAGAACTAATCTGTGTGTTTGCATTCCGTCCAGTGTACCTGTCAGTCCAAACCTATACTTGCATAGATGCAATTTAGTTAAAACATTCGTCAATGATTTTGCTTTAAATAGGTGTGCTTCATCTCCGATTACACAACCGAATTGTTCAAAATATTTTTTTGGAAATTTGTAGATAGATTGCCATGTAGATATAACAACCTTTTTTGAGACATTCTTATCATGTCCACTGTATATTTTTTGCATGTATGCTTCCAACCAACCATAATCGATAAAGTCAGAATACATCTGTTCGACTAGAGATGTTGTTGGAACAAGAATAAGTATCTTGTCGTTTTGATGTTCTCGTAAAAGTATCTCGTAGTATCTTACAAGAATATAAATGATTAACGATTTGCCAGATGCAGTAGGGCTAAGAAGTAAAGCACGATGCTTTCTGATTGCGAAATCCACGGCATCCACTTGGTAATCACGAGGTTTGATTGCTTTTCCTCTAGATTTAAGTTTAAGACCTTTAATGAATCCATCCAGTATTGGTCTATCAATTTGTTTTTCATCTTTTAATTCCTCACTTATTTCGTATGGTTCGTCCCAATCCTCTAACCACTTTTCTAGATATGAAAGTAGTCCAAGGTATAACTCTCCGTTTGATGGAGAGAACAGTCTAATTTTACCATCCCATATACGATTGCGATACGCAGGCATAAACTTAGCGCCTGGCACTTCAAAAGTAAAATGTTCTGATAACGACCTTGCGGTTGAAGCTTCGGTATCCACTCTGAGGAATACCTCATTCTTCTTAGTAACTTGAGTCACTAGATAGCACCGTCTACGAACTTACGCCATTCAATAGCATTTTTTATGTCCCATCCTCTAGATTGTATTTGTTTAAGGATTCTTTCACATGAATCAGTACACATCTTATAGTATTCTAATTTCTGTTTTGCCTTGATGAGGTCTTCATCAGAATCTAAGTAAATTGGAATATCTGCTTTAAGTATTTTGTGTTCAAATGGTTTATCACGATATACAATAGGGTCTGCTTTACCCCCATAATACTCCCACTTTTTTCTATAGAGTACACGATACGTTCCTTCATTCATAAGATGAAGTTGTCTAAATGTGTTGTATATTGTTAGGTATTTTTGATGTAGAGTTGCAGACTTTAGAGATTCATCTCCAAGTTCCAAGTCATCCATCTTTAGGTCTTTTTCAGCTTGTTGCTGTAGTTCTTCTAGTGTCATAATATTTTCACCTGTTAATAATAAAAGCGAGCAGAGGTGGTAGAACTTTCTGTTCTAAATTTTCTCTTTTTGAGAATCAAGTATTGGTGTTAAAGTTCACCTTACCTGCTCATACTTATTTATAATTTCGCTATCTCGTACAAATCGTAATTGAACGTAACCGAAGCGGTTAGTCCTGTTGTATCTGTGTCTGTGGTAGCAAACGTAAGTCCAGAAAGTGATGTAGGGTAAATGTTCCTAAACTTCACTTGTACACTGGGGTTGTTCTTGTTTGTCAGTATTGTTAATGTTGCGTCACTGGTTAATACTGAAGGGTTAGTAACATTACCCTTGCCTGCGTTACCAATATCTTTTGTGTCTGTTTCTCTAATTGCCTTTTCAAATTCCTTTGGACTTGTAGGGAAACCAATACCTGTCATCCAATCATGGATTTCTCTATAATTAGACAGGTCTTCTTGTACTAGGAAAGACAGTTCTAATGGACTAAAATCCAATGTGTCTCCCATAAATGGCATTGCCTTATATCTACTGTTCATAATTGCATCACCCGAAAATGCGATGCCAGGCAGATTAATCTCCTGTGCAAAGTATACCGTGTTTGGTACTTTCAGTATATCAAACTTAAATTGAGTTGAACGTGCCAAATCAAGATTGTTTGGTTGTCTGTCAATTGCAGTAGTTATTGCCATGTGTTATATTCCTTTTTCATAATACTATTTATAGCGACCAAAAAAAAAGGGGAAACCGAAGTTCCCCCTTTTCAGATTCGTTTACCGAATTCTTATTACTACATGATGTTAGTAACTTGTACTCTTCTGTAGTATACGTTGTCGTTAGCAGTAAGTGTACCACCACGAGCAGTTGTTCCACCAGCAAATGGGTTTGCAGTAAGACCATATCTAGTCTTGAAACCAATTTTAGGTTGGAAAGTGTTTTCACCAACCGCACGAACCATTTGTAATGGAACGTATGGGCAGTAGAAAATACCACTGTCGTAAGGTGAAGTACCCTTATAACCTACAGTGTAGTATTGTTTCGCATCAGCATTTGCTGAATATGGGTCAATGTACACTTTGAAACGTCCGTTAAGAACACCAGCAAAAGTATTACCAGCGTCATCTACGTTTAAGTTATTGTTAAGAGCAGGAGTGTAATCAAGTACACCAGCCATTTGAAGTGCAGATGCAACATCAGATGAACAGATGATTACGTTACCTTTTCCTCTACGAGTTTGTTGAGCAATTACATTCGCATCTCTTTCAAGTTGGAACATAAGTCCTTTGAACTTCTCAACACTCCAACGACCGTTTGAGTCAACGTCCATGTCGAAGATACCAGCAGTTGCAGTATCAGTCTGAGCACCTGGCTTAGCAGTTACATAGATTGAACGAATAACTTCACGGTTGATTTCGTTAAGAATTTCAGCAGAAAGGATGTTTGCAAGTTCTGTCTCAGCGTCTAAACCGTGGATTGCTTTCAAGTCTTGTGCAAGTTCCATAGTGTATTCTGCTTTAAGAGCTCTTGACTTTGCAGTAACAGTTTGCTTCTCGATTGAGAATGCCATTTCTGCGAAGTGGTTAGAACCAGAGTCACCTTTAGCTTCTGCGTCAGCAGTTGACATACCAGTACCACCAGTATAAGTACCAGCTGGCGAATCGTTAAGAATCGCTGGGTTAGTACCTGCTTGTGTACCGTCACCAGAGAAGTCAGAGTCTGCTTCGTTGTAGAAAGTCTCTGTACCACTTTGGTTAGTGTAACGTGAACGCATTGCAAAAATCAAACCAGTTGGGCCAGTCATAGGTTGTACACCTGCCACATCGTATGCGATAAGGTTAGGCATAGCACGTCTGACTAATGAAATTAGGATTGGATCCCAATTATCAACGGCAGAACCAGTTGAGTTAGTTGGTGCAGCTTCTGATAAGAACGCAGAGTCCTCACGAAGTGCTTTTTCTTGGTTTTCTAGGATAACAGTAGTTACAGCCTTACGATAAGAATCATTAATCTCTGGAAGATCATTGTGTTCTAGGACTGGTTGCCACTTTTCCTGTAAATGTTCAGTTTGAAACATTTGTTTTTCTCCTTGTTTGAGTTTTTTTCTAATAATATTTATAAGAAGTTAAGCTTTGATAGATAAAATCTTCCGCAGCCTAAGCCTTACCTCGCTTTACATTTTTACTAATTGCACTCATATAAGCACTCATAGCACCAGTTGTATCGTAAGATTCTGAACCATCTGATTCGGAATCTACAGATTCAGCGACAGTTGTTGCTTTCGGGAAATAGCTTTCCTTGAGCGTGTCGAGTTTACTTCTGAAAGAATCTTCATCAGTAAAATCTACATCTTCTGCAAGAGATTTAAATTTTTCAGCTTCAGTGTCAGCCAAATCTGAAGCAACCTCTGCAAAAACAGACTCACGAACCAACTGATTGTTCTGCTTCTTTAGTTCAGCAGACTTCTCGATTTGTTCATTGAGTTTGGCTTCTAGAGCATCAAGCTTCTCAGCCTGTTGTCCTAAGATGTCGTACTTTTCGTCTGGAACATCAATATAATGCTCCTCGAAAAGAGATTTAAGTCCAGAAATGAAATCTTCTGCAATCTCGCCTTTGAGACCACGTTCAATTGCAATTTCGTTTTCTTTCATCCACTCTTCAACAACATAACCCATGTATGCGTCAACTTTTTCAGTTAACTCAGTTTGGATTCTGTTTGTTTCTTCAGCAACTTCTTGAACCTTTGCAGATTCAATTCTCTCTACTTCTGAACGAAGTTTTGATTTTACAGCTGCTTCAAAAATTGTAGATGCTTTTTCCTTAAACTCTTCAGATAGTTCTTCACCTTCAGTAAGTGCAGAAACATCTTCAGAAACATCAACTGACGCAAGGCGGTCATCAAGAGTAGATTCGTCAACCTTTTCGGCTTCTTCCTCTTTCTCTTCTTCTTCCTTGTTCATCATTTTATCGTAAGATGCTTTCAAGTCTCCAGCTTTCATGTTTTCCATTTCGGAATACATTGCTTTAAGCATTTCAGCTTTAGTCATCTTAGCTTCTTCTAGTTCCTCACCGTCATGGTCAATTTCGTTACCAGCGGCTAGAGGTTCTTTAATTTTAGTAGGTGTGGTGTCTCCACCAGCGTCCTTTGCGCCTTTAGTTTGTGCATCTTTTGCCTGTTTAGTAGACTTAGTATTGTCCACTTTTTTGTCATCAGATTTTGTAACCGCAGGGCCAAGGTCTTGAACTTCACCTTCTTGTTTTTCCATTGAGTCGCCTTTTGCAGCACCCGCTTTTGGGTTCGCAGCTTCTTCAAGTTCCGCTGACACTTCTGCTTCTAGTTCCTCAATTGTCTTGTCTAGTTCTGACATTGGGATTTTCTCCTTGGTTGTTTTATTAACATATTTATAATGATTAAAGTTTTGACAGAAATTTTGCGAAGGCAAGTGCGGAAACATTTGACTGTTTCTTTCTTACCGACTCATTGATTTCATCATGGATTTCGGCAATCTCAACTTCTTTGAGTATTCCGTTGTTCCAAATCCACTCTTTACCTTCCATAATCCCTTCAACAAAGGCTTGAGGTGCAGATGGGTCTGCAACAATATCTGCCGCAGTGGCCAGATAAAAATCGTCTTTCACATAATTCGCACCACTTCTAGACTCAATAGAACCCATACCTCTTGAAGAGACACCAAGTTTACCACCGTCTTTAATTAATGCTTTCGCTATTTCCCCCATTGGAGTAGAGAGCAGTTTCGCCTCACCAATAAAGTTCTTTCCATCAGCTTCCAGTTTAGTTATCATGTGCGATACTCTGTCAAGATTGACAGTGGGGCCCTCTGGATGTCCAAGTTCCCCGAAGGCACGACCTTCAGCAACAAATTCTTTGTTATAGCGTTTTACTTCTTTTTGAAGTACCGCCATTGGGTAGACACGACCGTTACGGTTTTTCATGTCTGCCTGCATAAAGATTCCACGAATCTTCATTTCTTTTGAACCACCGTCTTTTTCTTCAACGATGTATTCTACGTCTTGTATCTGTTCAGCTATTAGTTTCATATTAGAATCCTGCCGCTACAATAGGAGTAATTTTAAAATCGGTAGCACCACGAAATCCAACTCCAATATCTGTGTGAATAACAACACCAGCGTTTGCACCAATTCTTATAGAACCAGTATCACCATCGTCTGCTGAGTTTCTAATTGTTACCGAACCTACTGAACCTGTGTTGAACACATAATGTGCAGTAGCGGTTTTGCCTTTGGTAGAACCTGTGGCAAGTGCTTCTTCTGCTCCGATTATCTTCATATTACTCTTCCTAAATTGCTAGCATTTCTTTTTCAAAATAGTCCATAAGTGCCTTATGCGGAACTTTGAACTTCTTGGAAACACTATTTATTGTTTTTTCAAAAGTATTTAGGAAATTGTTAGGTTTCGCATCCATTTCCTTAAAAATAGCGTCAATAGCATTTTTCATCGCTGGAGATAACTTCTTATACTCCCTCGACTTTTTATGCTCGTCTTTCTCTGGTAAGTTCTGTTTGAACTGTGAAAGAGTTTTACTCACTATCCTTGTCTACCTTTGAGTCTGAAATATGGTGAGTCACAAATGTCTGTGCCACCTCTTGTCTTTTAGTCTCTAATGCACTACCAACCTTAGTAGCAAGAGCGCTATTAAAGTGTGTCTCCGCCGCAAGGTTGTCACCAGATGCAATAGAACTTACAAAGTCTTTTACATTATCTACCATTATTTATCTCCTTTATTTGGGTCGTTATGTGCGAACATACCGTCATCGTCACCTGCCATGTCTCCACCTTCTTCATCTTTAAGTTGATTGTCAATTTCTTCAATCTCCTCATCAGACATTCTAAGGATTTGCTTCTTAACATATTCCTTAGAGAAATATGTACCGACATAAGACTCGACTTGACCAAGCATGTCCAATCTATCCCGAAGAATTTCTGCATTCTTCAGTTCTGTAAAATGTCCATCTGCAAGAAAGTCAAATTGTATATGTTCTTTAAAGTGATTCCACTCTTCTAATGCAATCACACCCTTCAATAGAAGTTGCGATTTTAGCATGTCTAAGAACATATTACTAAACTTCTTACGAAGTCTTTGGACAAATTTTGTAAATTTAAGTTCATCTCTCGTAATGTTATCAGAACGACCTAATTGGAAACCTGTTTCCTCTGCAAGTCTTGATACTGGTACGTTTAATGAACGGAATAATTTTTTCTGGAAGTAGGTAATGTCATCAATCTCACCAAGGTTTGAACCGCCTGGCAAAGTTGTAATCTCTGTACCTCTACCACCTTCTCTACGAGGCAA